GGCGGCCGGCCAGCAGTCCAGCATCTACAACCCGGCGCTTTCGGCTGCGGGCAACGTGGGTGACAAGCCGTGGCAGGACATGTTCGCATCCCTGTTCGCGTCCGTCTATGCGGACCCGGAGGAAGTCTGGTTGAGCGCCGTGCAGCGGCGCCAGCTCGCTGACTTCGTTCGCAACAACGGCTCCGGCGCCGCGGCCTACCGGATCACCATGGGCCAGTCGGAGTTCGATGGCGGGGTTACCGTTGGCGGCTACGTCACCGGCCTGGCCAACGAGTCGAGCCCGACCGACCGCCTGGTTGCGCTGCGGGTTCACCCGTACATGCCGGCCGGTGTTTCCTTCGCCCGCTCGCGCACGCTGCCCATCCCGGACAGCGGGATCGGCGACACCAACACCATGGTCGAGGTCCAGGGCTACATGGCGGTTGACTGGCCGGAAATCCAGTTCACCTACGACGCCTCGACGTACTGGTTCGGCACCCTGCTCCACTACGCCCCGGCGTGGTCGGGCGTGCTGTACGGCCTTCAGTAAGCCTTTACGAGAGGGCGCCAAGGGCGGCGGGCTTCGGCCCGCCGCCCGCTTTCCAGGGGCTTAGGAGGCTCGCATGGCACATAAGGGCGATACGTCAGTCGCAAGCAACACGATCGTCACCCAGGAGGATGGCCAGCCTCTCCCGCTGGTGGTCACCCCGCCGGGTGTGCTTAGCGTCAAGAACGGCAGTACCGGCGGCCTGTCCGTCAAGCTGCCCTGCGCTCCCACTCAGAACGTCGTGGTCAAGACCACGGTTATCGACGGCAGCGGCAAGCTGACCGTCTCGGCCGGGGCTTCCCTGACTTTCACCACGGGCAACTTCAACACCCCGCAGGGCATTACCCTCCAGTCGACCGCGGCCCAGGCGGGCTCGTTTAACGTCCTGGTTGCCCCGTTCGGCGTGGATCTCCCCGGCTATGAGTCGGTTGTCGCCCAGGTGCTAGTGAGCTAAGGATGACTTCACTGTACGGGGATCAGGGTCGCGGTGTTTACGAGCACTGGGACCCCCGCTAGATGTCCCATCAGTTCACTCACGTTACCGCCTGGGGCTGGGTGTGGCTGACCTGGGTCCTGTTCGGCGCTGGCGTCGAGCTGTACTGGCTGGCCGTTAACGCGGCCAACACCCTATCCCGCCAGATATGGGGCGTCGAGCACCTGGATTTCACCCACCCGCTGGATTTCGCCGCATGGACACCGCTGCACTGGGTTCTGGCTTTTTCACTGTGGGCGTTCTTCGGCTGGCTTAGCCTCCACTTTCCGTTCGGCTGGCTCAGGTAAGGGGATCACTTGAAGGTCGTACCGCAGGCTAAGAACTGCAAGGAAATCGAGGTTGGCGGCAAGATTTACCGTGCCGACCGGCGCGGCCTGATCGACATGCCGGAAAGCGCGGCCAAGTACACGGTCGCCCTTGAGGGCGGCCAGTGGCCGGCCCTATCCGGGACCACCAGGACGGAGCTTGGCTTCCGCTGCACATGCGGGTTCGGCTCGTTCTTCGTCACCTGCTCACGCTGCGGCGGGAATTGCTCGAGGGAACTTGCCTAAGCCCTACCAGCCGACCGGCCGGCCTCCCGGCCGGCCCGCTAAGCCTGCCGTCGAGAAGCAGGGCATTAAAGACGTGGTGGCCATGCTCAAGGAAACCACCTGTGACCGGCGTTACCGGCCGATGACCGCCTTTTGCCCGGACTGCTTCCCGGAAGGATTCCCTGAGGGAATCCGCCAGATGGGCTGCCTGCACGGGACCTGGGTTAAGCGTTGACCACTCCCCTGGCAGACGGCCTGCTAACTGTCCCGTATGTCACCGTTAACGAGTTCCTGGCCGCGCCCACATGGCTGGACAACCAGAACTTGATTCCCGGCGGCACGGAGAATCAGCAGCTCGCCGAGCTTAACAACGTCCTGCTAAGGGCGTCCGGGTGGGCTAGCCGGATAGCCGAGCAGCCTTTGCACGCCCACACGGTGATCTGGCAGGACCGCTACCCGGTGGACCGCTGGGGCAACATGTATATCGTCCCGCCCCACAACCCGATCAGGCAGGTTAACGCGCTCGCCTATGGCAGCGACTTCCAGAGCCTAAGCCTGGTGACCCTTAGCTCCACTAACCCTTGGGTCGAAGACCAGAAGTCGATCATTGTCTCCCAGGTCCCTGGCGGCGGGGCTTACCTGGGCTCCCTCCAGTTCGGCGGGACCCGGCCGGGGTGCGAGCAGGTGTACGTCCAGTTCAGCTATGTTGCCGGGTACTGCTCTACCTACCTGACGGCCAGTGCGACTGTGGGCGCCAGCTCGATCACCGTAGCTGACCCGACCGGCCTGCAAGCCGCCGTGACCGGCGGCCTCCTGGGAACGATTCCGGGGTCGGTAGCAAGGATCTGGGACCCCGGCTTTGAGGAAGCCGTCCAGGTGTCCCCGAGCTGGGTAACGGGAACCAACCCGGTCACCCTGGCCAGCCCCCTGGTCAACAGTCACGCCGCGGGCGCCGGGGTTAGCGAGATGCCCCCCGAGCTTCACCAGGCCATCTGTGAGCTAACCGTGGGCCTGCTGATGCGCGAAGACGTGTCGGAAGAGGACCCGTACGGCGGGACGCCGTTCGGGCCGACCGTGAGGGAATCCCATTCGGGCGGCAAGGCGGGCGGCCTTGTCGACCACGCCCGCGAGGTTCTTCTCCGCTACCGGCCGAAGGTGCATTAGGTGACGGTCACCAGCCGGAAGGCCGTCCGGCTGGCGGTAGCCCAGTTTTTCGGCGGCAGCACGTACGACTCAAACGCCAGGGCTTACCGGGGTAGCGGGCCGCTGCTAAGCAGCGGCCTTAGCACGGTGAGGGCTTATCAGGCTAAGCGGGTCAGTGACATGGATTACGTCATAGGCCAGGCCGCGGGACGCGGAATGGGCGCCATGATGACCATCGAAATGGCCGAGACGCACGACAACCTGCTGACCGGGCCGGGACTGCCGGCGGGCGTCCATGGCGGCCAGCGGCACCTCGTGTACCCAGTGGCGTGCAACGTGTTCCACATGGCTCACCAGCCTTACGCCGAGGATGCCGAGGCGGATGTTGACGATCTCGACCAGGCGATACACGAGCTGATCTATTCGGACCCGACACTGGGGACGACAAGCATAACCGGGCCGCCGATGATCTACCAGGCGGGGATGAGCCGTAACGGCATCAAGTCGATGATCGACCAGTCCGAGGAATGGAAAGAGATCACGGCCACCTATTTCCGTGTCGAATTCGATGCAGAGGTTCAGATCGTCATATGAGCAAAGCCGTGAAAGCCGCAAACGCCCGGCGTTTCCTTAAAGGCGGCATGGCCGGGAGGCATCCGGGCGGCGGAAGCCGCACCCTTTCGGGCACAGGTAACAAGCCTAACCGGCCCGCCTCCGGGTGGGCCATGAGTAAAGACCCGTGGAGCCGGAAGCCCCCTAAGGGTGACAAGCCTTGAGTTCCTGCCCCCTGTGTAACGGGTCGGGGAGAGTTGCCGGGTTCAGGTGCCGCCTTTGCGGCGGCAGCGGCAGCGGACGGGATTACGCGGTAATCATCAATTACATCAGGGAGTCAGCTTGACCAGTTACCAGTTCACCGGGGCTTACCCGACGTTCTACCCGGACGAGCGGAACGCCGAAGGCAAGAGCCTCATGGCTGAGCCGGGAATGGTCGTTCCCTTCGCCGGCCTGCCGCCCAGTGACGGCAAGTGGATTCCCGTTGCGTATGTCGGTGAAGCCGGGCCGGAGCTAGTGAGTTTCCCTCCGGCCGACCCGGAGCCTGTTCCGGTAGTCGTCCCGGAAGTGCCCGCGGAGCCTGTCCCTGTAGAGCCAGAGCCGACCCCTGAGCCGGAGCCGGTAGCTCCGGCACCTGAGCCCGCCCCGGTGGCCCCAGAGCTTCCTGAGCCGGCCCCTGAGCCTGTTTCCGAGCCTGAGCCAGTCGTGGTCCAGGCCGAGCCTGAGCCCGCCTCTGTGCCCTTCCCCCTGCCAGCGCCCCCGGCGCTGGGCTATGCCAGTCCTTTCGCCCGAGCCTGAACCGAGGAAAAGCTAAATGCCAACTGTAGTCGGCACCGTTAACCCGGTAGCCCTTGAGTGGCTGGGGATAGGCCCGGAGCGGAATGCTTACGGAACCATCGCCGCCCCCACGGCCACCCTTCCGGTTGAGAAGATCGAGCCGGACGACAAGCTCAACCTGCTGTATGACAACACGATCCGCGGCATCATGGCCTCGGCGTTCAGCGCCACGGGCGGCACCGAAGAGGCTAACGTCGGCTTCGGCGGCCCCGTCTACCTGGACACCATCGGACATGTCCTGCTTAACCTGCTGGGCGACTACTCGACCACGGGCAGCACGCCGACCAACTCAACCACGTTCACGGGCGCCCTCGCAGCGGGCGCCACGTCCGGCACCCTGACCAGCCCGACCGGCTACACGGCAGCCTCTATCGCCCAGATCGGGACTGGCGCAACCGCCGAGGTTGTCCAGTTCACCGGCCTGGCCGGGTCGGTTGCCACCTGGGCCGGCAACCCGCTCAGGTTCGCCCATCCCAGCACCCCGGCCGTGGCCACCGTGGTAGCCCCGTTCAGCCACACGTTCAGCCTGCTTAACTCGGGCAACAACGGCCAGCCGCAGACCCACACCCTCACCCACTACAACGGGCTTACCGGCGCCAACAAGGCCGCCCAGTATGCCTACTGGTGCGCGAGTCAGTGCGCGTTCAATATGGACCCGGAAAAACTCTTCACCCATGAGACCAAGGGGTGCAGCTACACCCAGCAGGCCGCGGCCTCCCCGGTCACCAACGCTTTCTCCAGCGTCCCCGTGTACGCCAACTGGCAGTTCGCGGTCGGCATCCAGGGACCAGCGTCCGGCGGGACGCTGGTTAACGACCTTAGCGCCCTTAGCCTCACCATCGACCGTGAGGTTAAGCCGTACTTCACGGCTTCCGGCCAGCAGCTCCCCTATGCGATCGGCCGCAACGGCATCAAGGTGACAGGGAAGTACACGGAGGTTGCCCAGTCGAGCACCCCGATGTCCCTGTACCTGAACAACACCCAGCCGCAGCTCCAGCTCAAGGCGACCAACGGCCTGTCCGGGGCGAACCTGCTGGCCATCACGTTCAACATGCAGGTCAACGCCATCGAGACGGTGAAGTTCACCAACAACACGGTCATCGAGTACGAGACCAGCTTTATGGCGCTGTCCAACGCGACCAACGCGGGCGGCTCCGGCGGGCAGTCCCCGGTGTCCATCCTCATCCAGAACGCCATCCCCACCTACTAAGCCGATCATCGTCACATCTTACCAGCGCTAAACGAGAGGGATCATCGTGCGCGTACCAATTGGCGGAACCGACTGGGCTGAGATCATGCCCGTTGACCAGCTAAGGCGGGCCGACCGCAAGGCGGTTAACGCCGTGATCGTCTTCGAGCAGGGAGCCAGCGGCCCGGTTATCCACGCAAGCATGGATGACGACATTGCCACGGCCATCCTGTGCCGCGTCTGCACTGACTGGTCGCTCCCCTATGCGGCCCCGGTGCTCGAGCCGGCCAGCCTTGACAAGCTGACCCTCGAGCAGGACACCGAGTTGCGCAAGGCCATCCAGGATCACGTGAAGGCGATCATGGGCGACAATGCGCCCATCCCGGCTAACGCGGTCCCTACGCCCAGCTCCGTGAGCTTAAGCGGTATCTCACGGGGCTCCCCTATGACCGGGATCTCGTTCCCTGGGAAATGGTGGGTTACGCGACTTATGCCGAGAAACTGGGCTGGACTCCGCAGCAGGTTGACATGCTCACCGTCGAGCAGGACGACTGGATTATGCCGATCCTCCAGGCGGTGGATGCGGAACGCGCCTACAAGCAGAAGAAAGCCGAAGAGGCGCAAGAGCGCAAGGCCAAGGCCCAGCGGAACAGGGGATTCCTGTAGACGTAAAGATTGACATAGACGACGGCGCCTTTCAGGGCGCCCTGAATAGGTGGCTTGAAGCCGCCCACGCCGAAGGCGTGGCCGCCAACCTCGAGGTTGCCAGGGACATCGGAAACCGCGCCCGCTCCATTGTCGCCAAGGATACCGGGGCTCTCGCCGCGTCCATTGATGCCAGCATGGACGGGGAGGACGCCCTAGTCGGGCCGACCGGCTCTGCCCGTTCCAAGAACGGGCCTTACGGGCGCTTCCATGAACTGGGCGGCGTTCACGACGCCCACAATCCCAGTGGCTACATGTGGTGGCCTACCGGCGTGTGGAGTAACCACGCCGCCCATCAGGTTAAGCGCCCCCACCCTTTCCTTAAGCCTGCCGTTGAGGCGATCGTTGAATCCGGCGGAGCCAACCGGATCTACTACGAGCACTGGCTTATAGCCCAGCGAGCAGCCTGATGTCTGATTACCTCCCCCCCGTCGTAGCCCGCCTGTCCATGGACATGGGCGATTTCCTTTCCGGAATCGCTAAGGCCAAGGCCGCCATGAAGGGTCTGGGCGGCGATTTCAAGGTCGGCACGGATGGCCTGGACGCCGCCATTGCCAAGGTTAAGGCACTCCAGACTGCCCTTAACGGCCTTAACGGGACCGTCCGGGTCAACACGGACGGCATCGGCACCCTGGCGGCTAAGACGACCGCGGCGGGAGCTGCCACCGGGGCCGCGACCGCCGTCATGGTCAACGGCTGGCGCCTCACGGCGACAGCCTTGCACTGGATCATCGCGGGCGGCGCTGAGCTGGCCGCGGTTGCCATTCCCGCCCTCGTCGCCCTGGCCGCCGGGATGGCCGTCATGTCTCAGGGCGCCCAGATGGTGCAGCAGCACATGCAGGCGCTCAACACGGCCACGTCCGCCACCAGTCAGATGTTCGGGCAGACCACCGGGGACGTGCTCGGCCTCGGTCATGCCTTGCAGACCGCCCAGGATGCCGCCAATCCTTCCGTGTACGGAATCCTCGGCTCTGCCATCATCGGCCTGAAAGGCCACATAGGCCAGCTCACCGCCGCGGGCCTCCAGGTTGCCCAGATGTTCCAGACGTTCGCCGCTAAGGTGGCCGTCGACTTCGGGCCGAACGGGGCGCTAGGCAACAAGACCGCCGGCCTGTTTAGCCACATGACCGCCGACCTGCAAGGGCTCGGCCAGGTGCTCGGCAACGTGGGCCACACTTTCGTCAACTTCGCGTCCGCCATGCCGGGCCTGGCGGAAGTCCTGCTAAGGATCGTAAGCGGCGTAACCCTGCTGGCCAGTCACCTTAGCGGCATAGCCGGGCCGCTTATCACCATCGTCATGGGCATGGAGGAATTCTCCCGCTGGGGCGGCGCGGTCGTTAGCATCCTGGCCAGGCTAGGGGCAACCAACATCGCCCTCACGGGCGGCATCCTCAGCTTTGAACGTCTCGCCGGAGTCATCAAGGGCTTCATCGGGATCATTCCCGCGGCCATCGCGGGAATGGCACGCCTCACGGGCATGTTCGGCGAGTCGGCCATGGCCAACGGACTCACCAAGGCGTCCTATGCGCTCCAGACTTTCATCGCCGAACTCACCGTTGCCCAGACGCTCGGCATAGGCGCCCTGGCTATCGGGTTCGGCGTCCTCACTTACAAGATCATAACCGCCAAGACGGCCGCCCAGGAGTTCGCGGATTCCATGCAGCGGGGCCTGATGGGGTCGACCAACGTCCAGGCGCTCCAGACGGCAGCAACCAACATCGGCGCCCTTAACGCCAAGCTGCACAGCACCCCGGCCCTCATCGCCAATGCGAGCCGGTCATTCCAGAACGGCAACCAGAACGTCACCACGTTCAATGCCGCCATCAAGCAGCAGGCCGCCGCCCTTACCAATGTCGTCCAGGGCGCCGCCTACCTGGCTAAGGCTTACGGCACTACTTTCGTCGGCGCTCTCGCCCTCGCCGACCTGGCTAACGTGAAGCTGGCCGCCGGCATCCTCGGCACCAGCTCGGCGGCCATGGTGGCCCGGATGCAGATCGCCTCGCTCGTCCAGGGCTACGAGGCCATGGGCCAGTCGTCCGGCCAGGTGGGCGCCGACATGACGGCGCTGGCTATCCAGTCCGGGCTGGCCGCGTCCAACGTGACCAAGCTGAATTCGGCCTGGGATGATTTCCAGCACAACCTTACCGGCGGCACTTCCGCCCTTGCCGGGTTTATGACATCCATGTCCAACATAACCAGCGTCGTGGCCAGCTTCCATAACAACCTGGGCAAGGCGCTGTCCATTAAGGACAGCGTTAGCCAGTTCGCCCAGGCGCTTAAGGGCTTCGGCACCGCCGGGGCGGCGGCCTGGCAGAACTTCGACCAGGTTGTTGGTTCCACCGCACCGCAGCTTATTGACTGGATGCGCACCGCGGGCGCCGAAGGCGCCCTTTCGGCCGGACAATTCAAGCAGGCCGGACTGGACATGGTTGCCGGGCTCATGCCGCTAGGCGCGGCCTCCAAGACCGCGCGGGCCGAGATCATGGGTCTCGTCCAGCAGATTGACCCGTCCATCCAGACGTGGAGCCAGCTAAGCGCGGCCGTCAAGAACAGCGGCGCCAGCATGAACGGGCTTGGCGGCATCATCGGCGGCGCCACCCAGAAGATGGCCAACATGCAGTCGGTTGCCTCGACTCTGGGCAGCGTGCTTAACACCGCCCTTATCTCGGCCTTGCAAGCGGCGCAGGTATCGGCTTCGGGTGCCGGGGCTGCAATGCAGAAGTACGCCCAGGACTTGATGAACGCGGGCACGTCGGCAGCCCAGACCCAGGGCGACTACCAGGCCGTCATGGGGGACCTGGAGAAGCTGGGGCTAAGCGCTAAGCAGGCCGCGGCGCTTATCGCGCAGGTAACCCAGAACCTTGCCGCCGTGCAGTCCAAGACGGTCACTCTCACGGTCATAGAACGCTCGATCAGCAGCGGAGGCGCCCCGCCGCCCGGCGTGGCCGCTCCCGGCATTCCCGGCCATGCCGCCGGTACGCCTTCGGCCGCTCCAGGGTGGGCGTGGGTCGGCGAGGCCGGGCCGGAACTGGTCAAGTTCCGCGGCGGGGAGCAGGTCATGCCTAACAGCGTCTCCATGGGTTACGCGAATGGCACCGGAGGCTTCGGCGAGCAGCACATCCACCTTTACATTGACGGCCGGGAGATCAGCGCCGCCGTGGCTAAGCAGGCAGTGAGTACGCAAAGGCGCACGGGACACAACGGAATGCAGCGGAGGACAAGGTAAGTGGCCCTTAACTATGTGACGGTAACCGGGACGTTTGATGACGGGTCCGGTAATCCGCTGCCCCTTACGGGGCAGTCGGCTTACGCCCTGTTCACTCCGTCGACTTCCGTGTTCGCCAATGGCATTCCCGTCATAACCCCGGCCAGTCCGATTCAGGCGCCCATTAGCGGCGGCACCCTCCGGGGCGAGCTGGGCGGCTCGCTTAGCCTGCTGGCCACCGACAACTCGGGGCTCACCTACGGCGGCCTTACCGGGTTCTTCTACTGGACCGTCCAGGTTTTCATCAACGGCCAGGCCCAGCCGTCATGGTCGTTCTTCCTGCCCCACACTCCCAGTCCGGTTGACCTTACCGCCCTGGCTAACACGTCGGGCGGAGGCGGGGGCGGGGCCACCCTGCCGCTCACCACCCTGGGTGACACGCTGTACGAGAACGCCACCCCCGCCGCGGCGAGACTGCCCGGCAACACGACGGCAGTTAAGCAGTTCCTCACCCAGACCGGCACGGGCAGCGTGTCCGCTGCCCCGGCATGGGGGGCAATCCAGGCCGCCGACCTTCCGTTTCAGCCATGGCAGTTTAACGTCAAGGCTTATGGCGCTAAGGGTGACGGGAAGGTCATCACTGACGCGACGATCGCGGGCGGGGCGCTGTCCACCCTGACCAGCGCCAGCGCGGCATTCACCAGCGCGGATACCGGCAAGGTGCTGGTCTTGTCGTCGCCGACCCCGCAGTTTTTCACCATCACCTTCGTCAACTCGACCACGGTCACCCTGAACACCGCGGCTGCCGGCGCAGTGACCGGCATCGGCGCGATCTACGGCACCGATGACACGGCGGCGATCCAGTCGGCGGTCAACGCCGCAGTCACCTACGCGCAAGGCTCTGTTAGCCAGTTCGCGGAGGTACTGTTCCCGCCCGCCTATTACATGGTGGCCGGGAATCCGGTCAAGGGCGCCACCCTGGGGAACGCGCAGATCACCCTGCCGGTAATCAGCGCCTCGTCCGGTACGAAGGTGAACCTGAAGCTGGCCGGGCTGTCCGACGTGACTGCCGCGCCGGAGCACTGGCTACAGGTCACCCACAACGCTCCCGGCTCGGTGCTGGTCTGCGCCAACGGGTCCGGCACCTATGACGGCGCCTTCGGGCCGTCGTGCATGATCGGCGGCCCGGTGAACGGGTACGGCGGCAGCGGCGGCACCTTCTCAAACATGCAGGTCACCCTGGAAGGGCTGACCTGCCTCCTGCCGTACACGACGACGATCGGCGGGATTAACCTTTTCGGCGTCGGCCAGATGTGGGTCAAGTCATTTTCCGTGATGCCGATGGGGGTTGCGGCATCGGGTGCCCCGTGGCCGCAGCTCGCCTCCGGCGGCCCCGTGTCGAACTTCTACCCATCCGGGCTGATCACCCCGGCAGTGGGTAATAACGCCCGCAATGACATCGACTATTACACCTGCTACGGGCAGCACACCGCCCTTGCCGGGGCCGACCACCTGAGCGTCAAGTCTCTCCGCACTATTTTCTGCAATATCGGCTGGCTCCCCACCTGCGTTACGAGCTTCGGCCAGAATCACGCCGCCTCCATCGGGGTCTGGTGCTGCGAGGCAACCGCCAATCCTGTCGTGGTGGTTGACGGCGGCGGCGCGGCCTGGGCCGGGTACAACATGCTCGGGTACGCCAGCGTCAACGTCGCCGCGCTCGGCCTGGAAACCTTTAGCAGCGGCCTGATCGTGGCCGGTGACACGAGCGGTTTCCTGACCGGGATCATCCGGTTTGAGAACCTGTCTGACGGCGGCGGAAGCGTCAATCAGGTTTACCATGCGAACCTCACCGACAACCTGACGGTGAAACTGCTGAGCATTGAATCCAACCCCGGCCCGGTCGCCAGCCCGCACGCCATCCCTGCCAGCGGAACTCCCCTGGGGAATTACTACTACCGTGACGCCTATGTCGTCATCACGGGCGGCAATGTCACCGGCATTGCCATTGACGGAGTTGCCGCCGGGCTCACCTCAGGAATGGTAATGGTCCCGTCCGGCCATTCGATAACACTCACTTACACTGTCGCGCCAACCTGGATGTGGGTACTTCTGTAATGACTTACGGACTAACTCAGACTAACGGCGCGGGCATTGTCCCGGCCGTGGTCACCCTTAGCCAGTCGGGCGGCAGCGTGGCCGTCAATGCCGCTCTGGGTAACGACTTCCGCCTGACGCTTACCGCGTCAGGCTGGACGATCGCCAACCCGTCCAACCCGGTTGACGGGCAGGGCATCGTATTCGTGCTCACCCAGGATGCCACTGGCAGCCGTACGCTCACCTGGGGCTCTGCTTACAACTTCGGCGCCGGGGGCGCTCCGACCCTTAGTACCGCGGCTAACGCGATCGACGTGCTCGGGTTCATCTACGACTCGGCTATCAGCAAGTGGGTTTACGCCGGAGGCGGCGGGGCGTCTTCGGCTAGCGAGCTATCAGAGTTTCCCGTTAGCGCTTACGGGGCTAAGGGTGACGGGCGGATCGTCACGGACGGGGCGATGACGGCTAGCGGCACCACCCTTACCTGTGCGACCAGCACGCCGTTCACCCCTGCCGAC